CTGGTTGATATTTATTGACGATATTGTTGTAATGAGACACTCCCATTTTTTCAAAATTGACTTTTTCAAACAGGTTGTAGTTGATATATTTAGAGCTATCACTACATGTCCCCATTGCAAGATGTATCTTGCGAGATTTTTTTCCTTTAAGAGATGGAACAGTTACATGATGATGCGCACCGTTAAAGTAAATTCTAAATTTGTCTTCTTCACGAAAAATCTCAACAGCTCTACTTCTATTCATCGAAAAAGGATTGTGATAATTTCTATCTGCTTGGAATTCAAACTGCTTGTAAAATCTCCAGCCTACACCGTCATCATCAAGAGCAAAGAAATTGTATTCTGTTTCAAAGCCGTTTTTGCGTTTGTAAGTTTCAATCCCATAGAGGAATTCATCATTTTCACCTGTCACGCAAAGCTTTAAAAATCCTTTTTGATCCTGCGCGGTAGCAATAAAAATCTGTTTCCACCACAGATGCTCGTTGAGAGTGTATTCTCCGTTTGAGTCAGGATTAATAATAAATGTCCGTGTTCCTACATGTTCTGTGTATCCCGGTGTAGTGCCTCTATTTCCAATAACAACATATTCACCGCCTTTACCAGAACCTAAGATGTTATCAATGCGCATCCGTTTAAGTTCTGTATCAAATGTTGGTGGCATGTGATTAAGTTTTGCGACGTTTGGCGCACCGTCCAGAGCTTGTGCTATCGCTTTTGAGTAATCAAAAAGTGTTTCGTTGCGATGCACGATAGTCCCGTCTTCTTCTTCTGATGATCCAAGTGCAAAAGCACCTGTTTCGTTTGCGATGCCGATGTAGCCATTTTCGGAGTTGTGTTTTATTTTGATAATTGGCAACGCATTGGTGTTACCCTCGTTTTGCAAATTAAAAATAAGCTTATTGCCTTCTTGCCTATAGTCCAAAAACTTTTTATAAGTGATAGAGTGTGCAACACCGTCTGGTATGTAAAAAGTGATAACAGCCCTCTGATACCACCTTGCTACTTTTTCTGTCGAAATCTCACCTTGTGCAAGCCCGAGATAGTACTTATCTGGTTCATCTCCGAACGTCATTTTTTTAGGCTTGTCAACATTTAACACGCCAGCTAGCTCATGTTTTAACTGCTCGGTTAAAACGCCATTTATTTCTAGTGGCTCTATATGTACTTTGATAATTTTAGCGCCCGTCTTTATGCCACGAATAGCTGTACCAAGTTGAAACGTCTCATTCAACGACAATGTTCGTTCATTTCCTATAGACCGCTCAACACGAGATATCTTAAAAAATTTAGACATGTCTACGCCGTCATAAATAAATTTCAATTTAGCATTCCTTTCATTCGATTATTGCGACTATTTCGTTGCGTTTGATAATTTGTAATGCGGTCCGCAACTTTAGCTACCCACTGACCGTCCTGTAAGTAAAGTTCTACCGGACGCTCTATTGCTTGTTCTGCAATGTCTAAAGCTTGCTCAATAACGCTGTTATTCTTAGTTGATTTTAAGACTGTCAATAATTCATCTAGCATTTTGTATATGCGCTCGCTGCTTTTTGGTGATGCAGTGTTATGTGGAATCTCTCGCATCCTTTGCGTTATATTAGCGACTTTTGTGTTTTCAAATCCGATTCCGCTTGCATATTTTGGTATTCCTAAGTCATACATGTAATCACGAGTGGAACTGGCTTTCATGACTTTCGAACCACGAGGGAGTGGCAAGATAACGTCACGTCCATCTGGGATAAAAGATTGTCCATTCGGTAAAGTTACTAGTTCTTTATATAAAGACCCTTTTTGGTCATTGACCATTGCAAAACCGCCTGGGTGATAATCAGTACCATTTGCGAACTTGAAGGCATTAGCTGCAGCAGCAGCGATTCCTATAGTGACCGTTCTCGGTATGCTAGCTAATAGTTGTTCTATGACTCCTCCTGCGTCATTCCTAGCTCTAATTGAGATAGGTTGACGTTGTTTAGCGCTATCAATTGCTCGTTGCGCAGAATTGACATCAGGTTTTGTATCATTTTTAGCTTTAATGCTTGTTGGTTTCTTTTGAACAATGCTGTTGACTGCTTTTTTTGCTTTCTCAACATCAGAACTAGTCATATCTTTTGCTAGTAGCTTCTGTTTTTTTGGAGACAACGAATTCCAATTTTCGAGCGCTTTGGTCGCAACTCCTTTTTTGTCAAGAAAATCTTTATTATCACCTAAGATGCGCTTAACGTCTTCTGGCAAACTATTCCATATTTTTAAGTGCTCCTCACTTTCTACTATAGCTTGAATGCCTTGATGCCCATCAACGATTAGTTTTTTATCTTCTGGTTTGAGAGCATCCCATTTGCCAGTTTCGACTAGGACTTCCGCCATGGTTATCCGAGCGTTAGTCTCTAAGTTTGCATTCTTTGCAATAAACTTAAGTCTGTCCCAGCCACCTTCCGCTTCAAGAGCTTTAGCTACTTCCTCTTTAGCATTTGTTTTCAACTTACCCGTTTTAGGGTTCCAGACAAGGCTATTCCATTGCGAATTAGCCACCTTTTGATCTTCTGTTGATTTTTTAGTAGTTCTAGCCCACATAGTATTAACTTCTTGAGCTTTAGATGCTGCTTTGGTTGTCTTCTTCATCAACTCTTCATAAGATAACCCAAGCTCCTTCATTTGCTTTTTGACATCGTTAACCATCGCTTGTTGCAACTGCGGGTCTAAATATTTCGCAGTCCCTTTAAGCAGTTTCTTTTGAATTTTAGCATAACGTTTGCCGTAAGCTTCCATTTTCAAGTAATGGTCAGCTTCGAGTTGTTGCTGTTTCTTGTGGATTTCTTCCCTCGCTTTAACAGCAGCTTCATCATCACCTTTGATAGAGTCATAAGCTTTTTTAAGACCACTTTTTAACTTTTGATATGATTTATTTTCAGCTTTTATCCATTTTTCAGTAACTTCAAGAGCCTTAGTTAACTGCTGACTATTTAACGCTTCTAGCTCACCATTCATCGCCTTGGTAATTGCCTTCTTCTCTTTAGCAGAGTAGTTCAATTTTGATAGCTGCACATTGATAAGCTCATTTTGATTTGCTAAAACAACAGCCTTCTCTTCTTCAGTTAATCTTCTATGTTCGTTGCTAGCGTTTTGATAGATATTAATGACTTCATCAGACATCTGCTTGACATTATCAATTGTTTGCCCGCTTGATTTTTTCATCTGTTCTATCGTTTCTTGACTGAAACCAAGTTGCTCTGCTAATTTAACGTTTTTACTTAAGTCTTTATTTTCTAGTTTTTCGATTTCGGTAACTAGTCCTTGAAATGCTGTCTTCACGGAGTTAACCTGTTCAGCTCCCCCTCTAAAGCCTTCCATTGATTGATTTGTTTGATCAACCTTATCTTTAAAGGATTGCAGTTCATTGGCTTGTACTTGACTAACTTTAGTCCCCCACTCTTGCGTACGTTGGTGCGCTTCGTAGGCTTTTTGAGCAAAGTATCCGACAGCAAGCGCAGCAGCTCCTCCTAGCACAACACCCCAAGTTACGGGATTCCCTAGCAATGCTGCCGCTCCACTCATTCCAGTTAATGCAGTAGTTGCACCTTCCGCTCCAACTCCTAAAGCAGCAGCTCCAGTTTTTGCTGCTCCCAGACTCCCGGAGAGTGTGCCTAACGTTTTGCTTAATTTTCCTAGTCCTTGAATCGTTCCACCAATTACGCCAACGCCTTTGCCGAAGATTGACAATGCGGGTCCAGTTGCTGCTGCAATTAGTCCCCATTTTATGATTTGTTGTTGTTGCTCTTTATCCAGAGAACTAAATGCTTTTGCTAAGTCTGCAACGCCTTTAATAATAGGTTTACCAGCTTCTAAACCGTCACGCAGTGCATCAATAAGAGGTCCACCAAATTCAATAGCGACATCATTAACTTGATTTTTTAGCATTTGTAATTTCGATGCTATCGTTTCATAACGTTTGTTCGCTTCGTTCATTAAAGCTTTGTTTTCGCTAAAACCTTTATTAGCAGACTTGAAAGCATCACCTAGCAAGTCGCCAGCTCCTGCCAAACGTTGTAATGTATCAATTTCACGTACAGAATTGATATCCATATCTTGCAAGTGAGCAGTTACGTCTTTCCCTTCTTCTTTAAAGCGTTTAAGACCTTTCACAAAATCAATAATCGCTTCTTGTGGGTTTTTCTTCCAAGATGCAGCAAATTCATCAGCAGATTTACCAGCGATTTTTGCAAACTTCCACAAATCTTCGCCACCAGATAATACTTGCGTATTAATTTTTTGCATGACACGACTAAAGGCAGAACCACCAGCCTCTGCCTCGATACCTACCGAACTCATAGCTGTTGCAAGACCTAATATTTGAGGGTCTGTCAACCCTACAACTTTACCAGTACCAGCTAAACGAAGACCCATTTCAACAATTTCTTTTTCAGTTGTCGCGAAGTTATTCCCTAACTCAACGATAGAACTTCCTAGATTACTGTATTTTGATGGATCTAACTGCGTGATATTAGCAAAACGAGCTAGTGCTGTTGCAGCTTCTTCTGATGACAAGTTAGTAGATTTCCCCATATCAATCATGACACGAGTAAACCCTAAGACGTCCTTTGTCTTGATCCCTAATTGTCCAGCCGCTTCGGCAACATGAGATATTTCAGTCGTAGAAGCTGGTATCTCTTTAGCCATTTGTCTAATTCCTTTAGACAACATATCGTAAGAGTAGACAACTTTCCCATTTGAGTCTTTTACTTCGTCTACTGTTTTTTTGACACCGGCAAAAGCATCTTCATAATCAATGGCAGCCTTAAGAGCATATCCAGCGCCAGCAACAATTGTTGCAGTTACTCCTTTTGTAAAAGCAGCACCAACACCAGATACAGAATCGCCAAATGACTTCATTTTTTTCCCAGCTTGCTCCGCAGCGTTACCAAAACGAGTAAAAACACTTGTTTCAGCGCCTAAAGCTTTTAGTCTATTTTGCAACTCTGAAACTTTAGCAGCTGTTTCCATCATCGCTGACTTAGCATTGATAAGCGCTTGTTTTTGACTTGCAGTTGCTTTATTGACATCACCAACATTTTCTTTTAACTCATTATATTTTTGAGATTGTTTTTTTAGTAATTCTTGATAACCTTTTAATGCACCGCCTGTTTCTGCGTATATAGCTTTTAAACCTTTAACTCTACTACCATGACCCTTAAAACTATTTTCAACAGCCTTTAGAGAGTTATCTAAGGTCTTCATGTAAGTTTTTAAATTTCTTGTGTTAGACATAAAAGGTGATATGTCTAGTGTAGCAGTTGCTACTAAATCACCTATATTCCCCATTAATTCTCCTTTCTAGCCGAAAAGGAACGGGAACGCTTTGTCTAAAGTTGTTTCAACCACTTCTTCTTTTTCAGCAAAATCAGTTTCTAGCGCTTTTACCATCAACTCTATGTCTGATAAGCGCATTTTTTTAATATCTAAAATGGTATACCCATTTTTTAGTAAACTTTGAATCCACAAGAGCAGGTTGTCTTTAGCTTCTTGAGGAGTTATCGTTCCTTTTTTTCGTCTTCCTCTTTTTCTCCGCCTAAAGCGTCAACAAAAAGATCATTTAATTTGTCCAAAACAGTCATGTCTGACTGTTTTAAGTCATCGATAGTAAATTGATTTCCGTACATTTCAACAAACATTTGTAAGTATGATTCGTTTAATTTGCGGTGCTCTTTTGCATCCAAGCGGTGTTCATCACTGCTAAATACAGCGCTTTGCCTAACTTGATGTTCAACTGCTAATAGATTATCTTCAACATTGATGAAATCTTTTGAAAAAGTTTTATCAACACCGCCTTTTTTTAAGGTAATTTCGTACATATCTACTCCTTATCAAAAATTAAAGGTTGGATTTTAAATCCAACCTTTAAACTACATTTCAAAATTCTTTTCTTTTTTCTTTATATCTGTCGCACCTGCAAAAACTAAAGTTTTAAAAGTTTCTAAATTAAAACTACTAGCATCTTCTCTGCCGACAACCAAAACGTCCCCTTCTTCTCCGCGGGCTACAAAGTTACCTGTTACTTTGTCTGGTTCTGGGTTAGGTGCACCTTCTTTTGTTTTGGTATCCATGCCAGGAATGTTAAATTTACCTTTTAGCAAACCAACCCAAATAGCTTTCCCATTTTCATCACTTGTTCTAAACATGCAAGCGACGTTGTTTGGTGTAAGTGATTTATTGTACTTTTCAATGCCTGTCTCAACTTTGATTCCAAAAAAATCTTTACGAGCATCAGATGTTAAATCTAACACTTCAATTTCAAGTTTTGTTTCTGTAATTCCGCCAGACAAGACAACATAAGGACCATCATCAGCGGATACTGTAACAAGTTCATTCGTAATGTCAAGTTTCGCAGATTTCATTCCAGGGAGCGATTTAATCCCTCCCGTTTTTGTTTGTAATTGATCATCATCTCCAAGCACTGCGTATTGGAAATCACGTAATCCAAATTTTACTTTTCCCATTTTTTCCTCTTTCTTTTAATAAAAATCAAAACAGCGGTATTTCCTTACGTTCATGAGCAAGTCAATATCGCTATCTTTATATCTTGGTTTTTCATTAGCGGTATATCTTTCAAAACCGCCTTTTTTTAAAATCTTATCTATACAGTTGGCAATTTGGTCAGATTGAGAAGCAGTTTTACACCAAAAATTGATTGTAATACGCTGTTCATTACTGATCATGTCATCATCTGCATATAAAGACGGACCATCATACGTTGTATTTATACGCATAAATGGCGCTAGTTCTACTTTTCTTAAATCAACAGGATTGTCAGGGATATCATATGTAAAGATACCCTGATCAAATCCGTTTTTAAAAGGACCACCTCTAAGCTTATCCAACAGCTCATTTAGCGTCCTATCGTTTTTTAATAATTTATAAGCTGTTGTCTCAGCAATCAAAGCCCAAGTCCCTCCTTAACTTTTTTAGCATAAATTTCTCTTGCTCTAGGAGTCATTTCGTTGATGGTTTTTTCTTTAAAGTCTTGCCCTTTTTGGTAAATCGTTCCATCGTTTGGATAATGAGCACGCCAGCCAGTTTTTTGTCCATATCCAATTTCTTTTGACGTTATACCTACATTAGCACCCTTGAATCCACTAATTGCAGTATCATATTTGAGTTTTGTGTCATGCACGGAATAATCAACTGGGGTATTCTTAGTAAGTGTTTTTTCAAATTCTTCAGCAACCTGTGTTACCGCTTCTTTGGCAATTTTTGGCGATTTTACTTCTAACTTAGTAATGTTAGCCAAAATTCCATCAAGTCCTTTTGTCATGATATGCTAACCCCGCTCAACATTATCATTTCCTTACCAGATTCATCAAATTCAATTTTATCTATTTTGTAGATACGTTTGTTATGCTCAATAAACATCGTATTATCAATAGACAACTTAGGATTGTATCTGATTAAAAATACTTTTGTATCTTTATTTGTTGGGAGATTGCTAGCATTCTGATATTTTGATTGATAATTAAAATCTCTCAATTGAGTTTTAGACACCTCTGCCCAGCAGGTATACAAGTCTTTCCTGATAGCAGATACAACTTCACCATCTTCATTCTGACCACCAGTTTGGCTAAAAATGGCTATTCTAACATTCATTTTTCGTGTAATCACGCCCCATCACCCCTCAATCTCAATTGATGGAGAATGTTCAAAACACCGTTGGCAAGCGGATAGCGATTACTATCCGCAGATAGACCACGGTGATCGTATTCCTCCTTAACCTGTTTTTTTACAGCTAACGCAAATTTAGCGTGACCTTCAAACATTTCAGGAGTTGACCCATCATCTATTGCAAAACAAATTTGTTCTTGAGCAGATTCAATCATTTCTTTGATGATGTCGTCTTCAAAATCAAAGTCAATTTTGCAATAGAGTTTTACACTGTCCAATAACTCTTTCGATACAGCCATAGCTATACCTCTTCAACGCCTGCTAGTGCAAGTAAATCTGATTTCAAGGTCTTACCACTAAAATCAATTCCTTGACTTGTTAAATAGCGTTTGATTTCTTCTACAGTGCTCTTACTAGTTGGTTTCGCCACCTCTTCAGTGGCCTTATAAGGGCAATGATTCTGGTGTGAATGTCACATAGTAGCCAGCTTTGTCATCAACTTTAGAAACGCCAAAGCGAAGTACAGCTTGCAAGTATTGTCCATAGATTTCGTTATCTGCCCAGCGAAGGCCTAAGTCTTTGCGGTCAGCAAATAATACACCTCGCTTGAAATCTCCGACAAATGCTGTATCTTTACCCAACACTTCATCAGCCAATACAAAGACAGGTTTCCCGAGAAAGATTTTTCCGGACACAGAAGTGATTGAATCTTGAAGTAAGTAACGGCCATTTTCATCTTTTAAAGTGTCCATGGACTGGTAAAAGCTTTGAGATACGATAAATGATACATTGTAAGCTGGATCCAATTCTACGTTGAGGATTTTTTTGATTTCATCTAAGTTTTTAACTTTCTTAGCCTCAAATGTTTTTAGAACTTTAGCAATCGCATCATTGGTTGTATTAACTTTCATTTGACCGATTGTCTCAGCAACAATTCCAACTAAATCAACATCTGCGTCGTCAATTGACTCTTGAGACAACGGGATAGCTCCACGGTAAGTTTCAACTTTCCACTCCACGTCTTTGAATTTTGGTTTAGCAAGTTTTGGATTTTTTTCTAATTCTTCAACGCTAACCATTTTTTCAGTCGCACGTTGCAATACTGGCCATTTCCCTGATGCTTTTGTAGCTGGGTGGATGCTAGTGAATTGTTTCAAATCAACAACTGTCTTAACTTCACGTGCTGGTGTGTAAAGAATTTCTTCGCTAGATACAGGTTTAACGTCTGTTTTCTTCACACCATCTGTTTTAGGGTCTACAGGAGTTGTTTGGTTAAGTGGAATAAGTACTTCATCTTTACCATCAAAACGTAAAGAATCGTTTACAATTTTACCTTTTGAACGAATAAATTCGTTAACGCTTTCGCGGTATGTTTTAGTTTCTTGTGGCACTTCTTTTCCTCCAGTATTTTCTGCACCGCCTTTTTCAATGCTAGCTTCATACAATTTCAAGTCATTTTCTGCTTCTACTAAGTTTGCTTTGGCTTCTTCAACTTCTGCTTTAATTGAACGAGCAGTTTCAAGGTCATCTGATTCCAAAGCATTTTTAACTTCTGCTGTTTTACTAGCAATCACTTGATTCAAGTCAGCGATAGTCGCTTTAATTTCTTTAATTTTTTCTTCGAACATAAATTCCTCCAACAAAAAAGAGCTTATAGCCCTTGTAAAATTTCTTCTTTTTCAATTTCTAGCAACATGTTGCTAATCTCTTGCTTTCGCTTAGCCCTACTTGCATAATAATCATCAATAACCGCTTGTGGCAGCATCATGCTATCGATGCTTGCGACAGCTTCAAAAGTCATTACTTCGTCTGCAAAGCCATTTTCAACAGCTTCTCGAGCAGACATAAATGTTTCATTTCGCATTAGATCCATGATTTCATCTTCAGATTTGCCTGTTTTTGCAACATAAGCGTTAACAATAGCTTTATCGCTTGACTTAAGAGCATTAGAAGCCTTATCTAAATCATCGCTATTACCAGCCACCCAATTAAACAAAGCCTTGTGTACCATCATCTGAGCTGTCGGACTCATGACAACTTTATCTGCTCCCATAACAGCAACGGATGCCGCACTAGCAGCCATACCTGTAATTTCAGCTGTCACTTTGCCTTTGTAATTTCGCAAAGCGGTATAGATTTCACTCCCTACTGTAACAAGACCACCATTTGAATTAACCTCCAAAATAATGTCGCTATTGTCTTCGGGTAGTTTCTCGATAATGCTTTTAGCGCTAGCAGCTTCCATTCCGTAATAGTCGTAAACTTCTTGAGAGTTATTTGCAATTAGCGGCCCTTTAAGGTTTATCCTCTTTGGCATTTACCTCACCTCCTTTCCCTTTGATACCGACCTTGTCCTGGTATTCTTCTTTTTTGTCTAAAAAGACGTAGTTTAGACTCGACTGGTATCGGTCCATATTCGGATCTGTTGATTTTTGCTTACCAAGCTCTACAAGCCCTTGGTTAGGTGTCAAGATTTGGTTATTAACCAATTTGACAATCTCATCAACATTACGTCCTGTAACACTCCGTGTGTCAAATTCGATATGATACAGACGTCTGTCCTTGTCATTCAATGTTTTAAGCCCTAATTCACTTGTTATAGCATCAAAATAAAACGGTAAATCATTCGTGACATAATCTTCCATAAGCTGAGCCACAGACTGGTTCGGGCTATTGACTCCAAGTTTGTAACTAGGAACTCGCAACGCTTTAGCGATTTGAGCTGTACTAAAATTGTTACTTGTAATTAATTGCAATACGTTAGTATCAATTTCAAGTGGCGTGTATTCCATCGTGCTGTCAAAAACTAGAGGACTTCCCCCGACAGATCCTTCGCGCATTTTCTCAAAGTCTTGTCTTGCTCTTTGACGCGCTTCTCCACTTAATTGAGCACCTTTCATCGTTAAGATACCGCTAGAAAATCCATCTTTGAAGAATTTAATCAAGGTGTTGATACCGCCAGTTTGCAAATCAATCTCATCTCCTAACGACAGTAGCGGAGACCTGCCAAGGATTGTGTCGTGACTAAAAAACTTCCAGTGTACAACATCATGAGCAAAGCACTTAATTTGTTTACCCGTCAAAATATCAGTAAAGGTATAGACAATATCATGATTATCTGTTTCCTCAACTGTTGTCTCAGATGGCCTATAAAATTGAAATTGTAAAGCTTGGTTAGTCTTTGGATCACGCAAAATACGAGAAAAAGAATTGCCAGTCAAAATTGCATTTACTGCCATGGCAAACTTCCACGTCCTAGCGCTCGCGTTATTTGTGGATTTAACATTTAAAAGATAATTAATATCCTCATCTTGGATAATGTCTCCATTAACATCCTTTTTAACAAGCGGAAACCTAGCAATATCCCCAGCTATAATAGACGTTGCTGTTAAAATATCGCTATTCTTCAAAGCCGACACTCCTAAATATTTTTGAGAGACATCTCCAGCTAAAACAGATGATATATAGTCATCGTAGGACACCTTTGAACTGCCCAAAGGTTGAAAAAAACTCATCGATTTCTCACCTCCTTTCTAAACCACTAACTTCTATTTTCGCCATTTACGCTTATAATTTTTCTTGATGTAGTTAACATCAATTGCAATATCTACAATAGCTGCTTGATTATCAAAACATACGCCTTTAACCGCTGCCAATTCGTTATTTGTTGCTTGGGCGTTTTGTTGCACAATCGCTCTCAACTCTGCAATTTGTCTGTTTTGATTTTTAAGTGCTTCAGCCTGCATGTCGTTTTCTGCGATAAGCAATACAACTGCCGTTTCCAGTTTACGTTTTTTCTTGATGCGTTTATTCATGTTTTCCTCCTACAATATCTACATAGATAGCTAAAATAACTAAAATAAGCCCGCTGGCGATAAAACCGACTTTATCACCAAACAAAAAAAGACCGTGTATCAACAGCCCTAATCCAACTAACAATATTAATGTATGTATGTTTTTTAAAATAAAACTAATCAAAATAGCGTCTCTCCTCCTAAAATTTTCTCGCTTGTCCAGTAGCCAGAACCGTCAAACGGCTCTAGGTAACAAACAGCGTATCCGTCAAGAGCAGCATCAAGCGGGTCAATCTTATTGCTATTCTTATTCTTATCAATCCTCATACCATTATTATCAGTTTTGATATAAGCATTGTTAACAGCCATTGTCAGTAATGGATTACCAGAGTGCTTAATTTTGCCTTTTTTGAGGTCATCACGGAATTGTTTTGTCGGCATGTTCAAAACCATTGTCGTCTGCGAAACTTCTATCAGAGGCCATTCTGGATGCCTTTTTTCAATCATTGTAAGTAACGTTCCGAATTGATATGGATCAAAGCAAATTCCGTTAACTTCCCATTCATTTGTATAGACCATCTCTTCAATTTTTTCCAACACCCGTTCGTCATCAATGACACCACTTTCAAGGGTGGTTATCTCGCAATAACCTTGACGTTCCAAATTACTATAAGATACGCCATCCCGCTTCTCTTTAGCCGTTAACCCATACTTTGTAGCCACGAAAGAAAAACTGTCGAAATACCAAAAATCATCCATCATAATTACTGGTGTGATAGCAAATAAGTCACTCACACGGCCAACGTCAACGCCTAGCCAAACCCTACGTTTGTGTGTATCCGGCTTATCAATCTGAGCAAGTTCCCAAGTTGTTTTATCAATGTAAGATTCTTCGCTTGATTGACGCCACATGTTAAAGTTTTTGATTAACACTTTATTGATTTCACCAGTTTCAAGGGACACTCTGCGGCGCGTTCTCAGGTAATCCATTAGCTTATCATGTAAAGCTTCAACCTCAAGAATTGGATTTGATTTTATCCAGTTTGATTCATCTTTGATTTCCTCTTCGTTATCCTGTTCTGCAACATATCCAAAATAACCCTCGTCTGTGATTTCTCCGTCTAGTATTTTGGTGATGTATGGATACTCAATTGTGTGCATCGGGACATTCAAATCCATACCAGCTGTTGAAATAATCAAGATAAACGGGTTATCAAGCTGACCTTGGCCAGATTCTAAGAGCTCCAACATTTCATTCGTCTTCGATGCTGCAAATTCATCCAAAACGCCAACGTACGGTTCAAATCCATCGACTGCCCCTGTATCTCGACTAAGAGCTCTGATATAAGATTCATCATGTAAGTTTTTAAGCTCATCGCGGACAATTTTTGTAGCCTTTCTGACATCAGCATCCTTCGCTCTGAGAGATGATAACTGTTTCTTTGCCATATCCCAAGCAATTTTAGCCTGTGTACGGTCATTAGCTGTACAAAACAATTGTCTGCTCATAGATGGGTTATGACCAAATAAGAACTCATAAAGCAAGATACCAGCTATCAGAATTGTTTTACCATTTTTACGAGCAACAGAAATCATAGCCTTCCTAAAACGTCTCAAGGAATGATCTGTTTTCTTTCGCCATCCATATAAATTCCCGATAATAAACTTTTGGAACATCGCCAGTGGATAAGGTTTACCCGTTTTTACATCTGGTAAAATCTCGATGAAGTTAATTGGATCAGCTGCTTTTTCTGGTAAATAGACAAATTTAAAATCTTCATCATCTATTCTTTTGAGGTCATTCAAATGTCTCAAGCATGCCTTAAAAACTTTTTTACTTGATTTTATCTGTTCATCAACGACCATTTTTGCATAATAAAAAGCGTCATCTTTATAGATGTCGCTGATTGCTGAATAATCGTATTCTATTGTCATGACCTCCTTTCTTTTTAGCCTCCAAATTTATCAAAAATACTCTTAGGTTTTTCCTCTTCTTTAGGAATAAACATTTTCATCCGACTATCTACGGTCAACCCAAGCTGACTTGCGCTACTTCTAATATTCGCTGTGGCTTTTTCTAGCGTTAAAATAAGCGGACTAGGAATAATGCCCTTGTCTGGATCATTCGTAAAATAACCGACCTCATCCAATTTTTTGCTTGTTTCTTTGTAGATAGCATACCATGTGCAATATAACTCTAATAGCCCTCTATCGAGATTTCTTAGGGGTAGGTTTTGGAGGTCTTCTATGATTCTCCTATACTCATACTTAGCTACATTGTTAAAGTGCTCAGGGGGTGTCTTTTGCAACTTTTTTAGACCGTCAGAAGCCTTATTTTGCGCGGTTTCTCTCGTTATTTTTTCTTCTTTTGTCAGATGTTTTTTTGTCGTTTCAACTAGCTTTAAATTTCTTCCCATAAAACCTCCTTTACACGAAAATTGACAGTTCAAAAATTTCAAAAAGGGAATTTTTTGCACGGAAAAGGGCGCGTTCTCAAAAACACGAACGATATAGCCCCGTTAAAAAAAGAGTGGGGGTGTTTCCCGAATATTAACATGGTGTTGTTAATTTTTATACCCGTTTTTCTATTAATTATTTTTACATCTTTCTCTTATCGCTTTACTGTCATTACACGCTTTACAGCTCGCTTGTAGGTTGTTCCAGTCTAACCTTTTACTCCAATCTTTCTTAACTGAGATAATGTGGTCAGTCATAGTTGCTTCTCCTCCACACATCGCACAGACATAATCGTTTTGCAACAAGACTTGCTTACTTGTCTCTCTCCATATTTTTGAGTTGTAGAACTGTTTGACTTGCTTATCGTACTTCCAGCGATTACGATTGTAATCACGATACTCTGCTGATCTATCGTCGTAGTCGACTGTCATCCGTCTACCTCCAGTAATGATTAGCTTCTGCGGCCTCATACCCTAACCTCCAATAAAAAATACGTATTTTTTGCGCATACCTATTGACATCCACCTTATTTATGTGTATAATATAAGTATAGAAAGTGAGGTAAGCAATATGCCAATGACCCCTAAGCAAATGATTAAATTGCTTAAAAAGAACGGGTTTTACGAAATTAGCCAGAACGGTAGTCATAAAAAACTTCGTGATGACTTAGGACACCAAACAATCGTTCCAATGCACAATAAAGACCTTGGTAAGGGTCTTGAAGATGCCATTCTAAAGCAGGCGGGTTTAAAATAATCCGCTTGCCAGATGGTGTGCTTATCTCACAGTAATCAAAGGAGAATCATTATGTTAATTTATCCAGCTACATTTACACAAGACACAGACTATATCATGGTTACATTTCCAGATGTACCTGAAGCAATTACTCAAGGTAAAGACTTTCAAGAGGCTTATGAAATGGCTGTTGAAGTCTTAGGTTTTGCCCTTGAGGATTATACTGACTATCCAAAGGCAAGCTCCGTTTCTGATTTAAAAGAACAGTATCCTGATTCTGATATTGCTTTAATTGGCATTGATATGATTGCCTACATGAAAAAATATCACTCTAAGAAGGTACGCAAAAACGTGACTATTCCTGAGTGGTTGAACAACGCAGCCGAAGATAAAAACCTCAACTTTTCTCAAGTGTTAACTGAAGCACTTGAACTTAAATTAAACGCCTAAGAGCCACATTGTGGTTCTTTTTTACATAATAAAAAGCCACCACTAAGTGATGACTGAGTAAAGCGTGTGAGTGGATTCGAACCTGCCGTCCCACATACATAAAATAGCAAGTTCGATAGTAGTTAAAGTTGACGACTAAATAAATAGCCTGTTGGTAAATGATTATCTCTTCTTGCTATTTTGAT